TAGTATAGAGGGTTAGTGGTTATTTTTCTATCCACCATCTTATTTGACGCTTACGGCGCAGTGAGGGGATTCCGCTCACTTATCTGGTATACAAAATAAAAAACCCTTGAATATTCAAGGGTTTCAACCAGCTGATGACGGGACTCGGACCCGTGACCTCCTCACTACCAATCTTAAAAATCGTATTTTGTCTCGTGAGGTGAGATGATGTAATGTTGAAAAAGCTAGGTTTTATGCGGATTCTGTGATTTTTATATTTGTTCTCGTGAGGTCTCAAAATGCTACTTTTGGTAGCATTGTTAGTCAAATGTTAGTCAGAACACTTGTTTGGTAGCGCTATGATGTGCTTGATTGCAGAAGCGTATCAGCCATAATATCGGCGGCCTCCTGATTTTTCGTTTGGAAAAAATATGCATAAATGTTAAGCGTAGTGCTGGCATTAGAGTGTCCCAGGACACCGGCTACTGATCGAGGATCCATATTATTGGAAATCAATATGGAGGCTGCTGTATGCCGAAGATCGTGTTGCGTTGCGTTTGGAGGAATCATATGATCTTCATCTTCGGCGATATTTTCATTATATAGCCTTATAATTCTTTTGAACTTATGGTACGGGCTGGACGGATGCATCTGTTTTCCATTTTCCTGTGTAAAAATGTAGTTCTTGTCAAAATCTTTCCCATGGCGGCCGATCCAGGCGGTGCCGCGCTCGAGACTTTGCTGTTGCTGTTCAGCCTTCCATTGCTTTAATATTCCGGTAACAACCGGAGGTACAATAGGGCAACGGGATTTATATGTCTTCGTGCTCTTATGTATAATCTGCCTATCGACATAGGCGGTGGATTTATCGATATTAACCGTACCAGTCTCCAGATCAATATCTTCCCACGTAAATGAAATATTCTCACCACGTCGGTCACCGACGAATAGTGCCAGATAGAAGTACGCCCGCCACTTTAGCGGAAGCCGCCACACCTGAGTGTATTCTGGGACATGGTATGGCTTTCCTGTATCATCTACTTGATCGTGGGCCTTGTGTTTGATGGGTATAGGATTGTCTAAGGCCCATAGAAGGCGTTTTACCTGCTCAATGGTAAGATAGTCCACCTTGTACTCTTTCTTGGCTTTACGGCCCTTGCTTTGACGTCCGGCATAGATGATAGGGTTAAGGGATAACAGGCCCTCGCCAACTGCATAAGACAAGATACTGCTTATGACTGCACAATCTCTTGAAATAGTGGATTCTGACATTCCGCCTGGTTTGCCATCCAGTCTTGCGCCGTCCTGCCGGAGAGATTCAGAGTATTCCTTTAATGTCTTGGGAATTATGTCGATGATTTTCAAGTGGCCTATTCGTGGATTGATTCGATGCTCAAGATCGCTTTTATAACTGGACCATGTTGTAATGGCGAGAGTATCACGCTCCTCGTTGCCAGTTGGCTTTGTGTCTTTGAGGAACTGCTTCGTCAATTGTTCAAAGGTCATACGCTTACCTTTTACGTTCTGGCCGGACTTGACATCTCTTTCAAAATCTACTACGAATTCATTCAGGGCCTTCTCGATCTGACGCTTTGTCATGCCTGACTCCGGAGTGTATGTATCTGTTTCTATGATTTGTGTTCCATCAGCGCGTCGGCCATTACTGACTGTGACCTGATAGGAATCACCACGTTGACGTATACTTGCCATAATATTAACCTTCCTTTCTTAATTTGTTGCGATATCGCAACTCGAACGCCTGTTTCGGGGTTCACTGAATAAAGGAAAGATGGTATACTTATTGTGAATGTGGGGTGTATACCTTCTTCCCTTTGGGTTGATTGGTTGCATCTATGTGAAAAGCTCTGGCGTTGGCGCGCTGGGGCTTTTTACTTACTATTTATTTTTGATTTTGGTGTGTAACGTAAAAGACCCCACATTTCTGCAGGGTCTTAATGAATACGGTTTTCAGTTGACTGAAAACATTGTCTTTTATACGGCCGGTAAACGGCTTTGTTTTCGTATTCATTGTACCCTTATTATATTCGATTGTCAAGAAAATAATACTACATATTTGTAAATCTTTTGATTATTTCTTTATCTAGCATGTCTAATTTTTCATTAGAAAGCTTTATTCCGCTCAAAATATCATGGTCCGTTTTAGGGTCATAGATGCGTATTTTACTGATAGTGGAAATCTGGTTTACTAAGGCAATGCTACCCTGCTTCATTTTAAATATTTCTGTCCGCATCCTATTAAGAAAATCTAATTCATCTTGACAATGCTGGATTCTCTTTTCCACCTCAACTCGTTCGTCTTGATGGGCGCCAATATTCATCTGATTAACAATTTGCTGTAATAAAGCTAATTCGTCTATTAGATGTTTGTTAGTTGAGGATATCTTTGCGCTTAGGTTAGTAAAAAGTTCATTGCCTAAGAATACACTGCCTCTTTTTAATTTTGATAAATCGGTAAGAGGCTTTACTGATGTTAGGGGGACTATAGAAACAACCGGAGAGGATTTTGCGTTATCCCTATCTAAAACAACAGCATAGTGTAATCCACCTTCCTCGCTTCCCACATTGAATCCTAAATGTACTTTTATGATTTCTCCCCGTTTATACCGTCTTAAACTCATAGGAGAAAATTGACTTTCAAAGGCAAGAAAAGTAGTCCAGTCTTCTAACCAGTAACAAAGCTTGTCCATCTTACCTTTTTTCTTTAAATCTTCAGCAGAGATAAGATTTTCTAAATATGCGTCAAGTTTTTGCAGGGCTTGTGATTTATGAAAGCGCAATACTTCATTGCTTTTTAGATAACTCATACCCATCTCCTCTTTTCTTTTGATTTTTATTAAAAAGCCATAGGCTATTTTAATTTTTTGCAGTGTTCGAATGTTCATCAAAAAATTTGTCAGTAGTGTAGGAGATATAATTCATAATCGTAGTGTCTAAAGAACGGAGTTGTTCTTTCGTCACTATTATAACGTTGTTAGATCGATCAGAAACGATTTCGTATTTGTCGTTTTCTAGTTCGGTAATTTCGTAACCAACACTTTCAATCAGTCGAATGAAATCTTTCCACACTTGCTTTGCTACTTTTTTGTTATATTCATCGAGCGAGAGAATTCTATCGTCCCAGCCCATGAGATATGCGACTGTGGTGTTAAGAACTTTTGCAAAAGCGATTACCTTAGATTGCGTAATGTCATTTATGCCAGCTTCGATTTTGTTTATTGTAGATTTAGATTTGTATCCCATTTTCTTTGCTAATTCTTCTTGAGTTAGTCCAAGTTCTTCTCTTCTTTGTTTTATATTACTTCCGATAGTAGCCATTTGAAATCCCTCCTATGAATATAATGTACCACAAAGTATATTAAAAATCAACTTTTTTGTGCGAATTTGAAAAAAATAGTTGACTTATGATCTACTAGATGCTAGAATGGCGGTAGATTTAAAATCTACAAAGAAAGGAGAAGATAAAATGACCAATACAGTGATGCTGAGAGAGAGAATTTCTGAAAGTGGATTAAAATTGCAGTACATTGCAGAAAAACTCGGAATTTCAAGGTATGCATTGTCCATGAAACTCGATAATCGAAGTGAGTTCAAGACAAGCGAAGTTGCTACGTTATGTGAGTTATTGGGAATCTGTTGCCTTGAGGAGAAGGAAGAAATTTTTTTTAAATCAAAGGTAGATTTATAATCTACTTAAATAAAAGAAGGAGAACAGAAATGCAGAAACAGATTGTAGCAGTAGGAAACAGCGAGGTGGCCGTAAAAGAGTTCAGAGGCCAGAGGGTAGTCACATTCAAGGACATTGACACCGTCCATGAGAGGCCAGAGGGAACAGCGAGGAAACGTTTCAATGATAATAAGAAGCGCTTTATTGATGGAGAAGACTATTTCAAAATAAGCGCGTCCGAATTTCGGACACACTTCAATCCGGCTTATTCTAAACAGGCGACAGAGGATATTACACTTATCACAGAGCAGGGATACCTTATGGTCACGAAGTCGCTCACAGATGATTTGTCCTGGAAGGTTCAGCGGCAGTTGGTTACTTCTTATTTCAAGAAAGAAGCTGCTCCACAGAAACAGAAAGATACGAAACGTCCGCCGCTCTCCTCTGTCAACATGATGGTGAAAAACATCAGAGAGGCATATAAGGACGCAAAAATAGAACCTATTTATATAGCTGCTGAGATGCAGCACATATATAAAGATTCTGGATACTCACTCACTGCGCCTCTTCTCACCGATAAGGAAACGATGCCGAAGCTTTACGACTGCACGGAGATGGCAAAGGAGTTGGGAATATATTCTTCCAAAGATAAGCCTCATAATCAGGCCGTCAGCGTCATTATTAAGAAGCTGCATATTTCTGACAGTGAGATTGTAACGACAGCATTCAGCCGGAACGGCCACGAGGACGTCACAGTTCAGTATAAGCCTTCTGTTATGGAAGATGTGAGATTGTGGTTGGCGGAGAATAACTATCCGAATAAAATTCCTTATACTGACTCCAAAGGCAATCCGAAGACCTGTACGGTTGTGTATAAGGAAGTGCCGTGAGATTTAACTGTACATTGAAATTTAAATCCACCCACGCCGGCCACCAACCGGAAGCGGTAAAAACTGTGAAGCCGCTGTGCAAGAGCGTAGCAGAATTAAAAAGAGAGGAAAAAGAAAAATGAACACAGAAAGAAAAAAGGTACTGATTGAGCATATTAAGAACAGGCGGAATATAACGCCCCCTATGGCAAGCATGGAAAGAATGCTTGAAAATGCAGGAGTGAAATTATTTGCACCCTCCTGTTTTAACCGTATCGTTGACGCTGATCTTATTGATAATGAACATGTAATACTGGACTATTTACCAGAATCTGACGATATCGAAATGGACTCGGAAGGATTGGAGTCTTGTAGCGGTATTTTGGAGGGCTTCATTGAGCCGGAGCGTCTACGGGAAATCATAAACGGATTCAAGGTTGTGGAAGATGGTGCTGTCCTCGATAACAACCTGCTGTATTCCCTTCGAAAATGGAGTAAGAAAGAATTACGCAGGGTTCGCAAGGAGGCATTGGAGAAGTTAGATAAAGACGAAAGCGATATGGCCGAGTTGATTTCATATGAGTTAAAGGCTCGGAATATCATAAGTCATTTTCGGCCAGTTATGGATCGTCTATGTGTAATGAAAATGGTAATAACCGGGCTGGATATTCCATTTTATTTACTTCCCGGGGTCCTGAAATATTCGTGGAATATTTTGAAAGACTCTGATCCATTAAGCATTGCTTTATCACCGGATAAGTACCGGAAGGCATTTAAGAAGTATTGCAAAGCCCACCGAAGAGCAATAAAGTATGACAAACTGTGCGGAGATGAATTAGCGAGATATGTATTTTTGGGAGTGAAGGCTATGGGGAAAGAATACTTCAAAAAACGTCCCAGATCCCGGGTAAAGTCGTGCGAGAGTATAGAAACAGTCTATCGGGAGTGTAGCCAGATCATGTCAGCATTAGGCAAATTAACGCCGAAAGAATTAGTGCAAATGTTTCCTATAAAGAAGGAATTCGATGGTGAAAGATGGGAAACGAAGGATTATTTCTATACAAGGGACGCTGTGGAGCACCTTGAACCGGATAAACCCATTGGAAATGAGATGGATGCTGCTGATCTGTTGTGGGAATATGTAAATGACGATCTGACATTCTTTTTCTTTAACTGGATGGACGCGATCGATGATTTACACCTTCACTGTTTTGAAAGCGGCCCACACAATGAATTTTATAAAGAAAGAAAAGACAGGAAACAGTACAAGATTAAGATGGAGGCAAATACGGATGAATGAGATCAGAGTAGCAGGAAGACAGAATTTTATGGGATTGGATATCCCGGTAGTACTCGGAGGATTTGGCGAGGGGAAGAAATGTATTTCAGATAAGACTATTGCTGAAATTCACGGCATGAATACTTTTGATGTAAGGCGTAGAATTACCGACAATATTAAAAGATTTACGGAAGGTACTGATTACATTGACTTTGCCGGACGTATGCGCGAGACGCAGACGTTGGAACTCCTTTTAGTGTTGGGGTATGCTAAACAGTCAATCACCCAGGCCGAACATATCTACATATTATCAGAACGAGGTTATGCAAAGCTGATTAAGATTATGGATACTGATCTGGCATGGAAGATTCACGACAAACTGATTGACGAATATTTCGCACTGCGGGAGGAAAGAGAACAGCGGAGACGCCTGACCGAGGAAGAGATGATGCGTATTCAGTTAGGTATGCTGGACAAGCAGGGCGAACGCCTGGACGGCGTAGAGGAACGAGTGGATTATCTGGAGAATAACATGACCATTGATTATGGAGAGCAGAAGCAGATTAAAAATTTCGGGAACGAGGTAGTAGTTAATGCTCTTGGCGGAAAGAACGCCCCTGCTTATCGCTATCGGTATGCTGACAACTCAAAAATGAGCAGTCAGTGTTTCTCGAGATTCTGGCATGACTTTGATGATTATTTTGATATCAATGCATATGCAAATCTGCCGAAGGTAAAATTCGAGGAGGCCCTGGCCTATATTAACCGCTGGCAGCCACCCATTAATATGCAGTTGGAGATTGGGAAGATTAACAGGGGTGAAATCTGAAAGGAGCGTGAAGCCCATGGCAGGAATACCACGGATGCGGACCATTCAGCAGTGTGCAACTTACTTTAAAGAGCAGGATCCGGGGACCGGTGTCGGTGAATGGTGCATCAGGCAGATGGTGAACCGGGGAGAAATCCCAGTGGTGAGATCCGGCCGGAAGATCTTTGTTAATCTGGACATGCTGATTGAGTATTTCTCCGGAAAGGAAACAGAACCAGAGACAGAAAATAAGGAAGATCCATGTGTTATAAACCTGAGAAACAATTAAAAAAGTCCTTAACTAACGCCAATTAGCTAAGGACAGTACGGCCCGGAGGCTATACACAAACATTCAATTGCAGTATACCACCTCTGGGCCAGAAATGGAAGGTGAATTTATGAGTATTGATAAAAGAATTGAGTATTTGACAGCAGAGTTAATTCAGGAATTAGGAACAATGGAAATCGAGGAAATACAGGAATTCAGGACCGAAGTTATGAGAGAACTGGATACTTTTAAACGTCCTGAGCTGGTTAAGGCATACATAAACCGTTTGATTGATTTAGCGATCCAGAAGAAGCAGGAGAAAGTGAGGGCGGCCATATGATAAAGAAAAATGCAGTTCAGAAAGCGAAAGAAATCAGAGTCCCCGCCAGATTCTCGATCAGCTACGATCAGGCTGCTGAGGTTGTCAATCATTATGGGGGGCGGATTTGAATGCGGGCTTATGTTCTTCCGCCTGGGGTATATGCAGGGACAGAGGGCAGCGAAAGCAGAACAGTGTAAGAAGGAGGCAGCAGAATGCAGAAAATGAAGATGATTATGATTCCGGAAGAAAGATATAACTGTATGTTAGAAAGCTATAACGGAGCAATGGAGGAAATTTTAGAACTCAGCGAGGAAAACAAAAGATTAAAGGCGTACGAGGATCCGCTTCTTATGGTGATGAGTGATGACTTTAAAATGTCGGAATCCATGCTGAAATATGCGAAGAATGATGAAGTTATCACAATCCGTCTTATCTGCAGGCGGATCCGGGAGAGAATGAAATCCACTTACGATGTGACACGTGAACTTAAATTATATGATCTTATGGACGAGCATGTGTGTGACCATGACACGGCGGAGCTGCTCCTTCAGGATCAGGAAGAATCCATTGCGAGATCGCAACAGAGTGGGGAGGGCAGCGCAGATGACGAGTAAGATTTTAAAGCCAAAAATGGCAGCAGAACCCAGGGGCTATAAAGGATTCTTATACATAAAGTGCAGGAAGTGTGGAGAGGTCCATGCTTTCTGCACCAGAGATAGGATTAACGGTTCCATATGCCCTCACTGTGGGGCGAGAACCTTCTTTACGGAGCCACTTAAAGTAATGCGTATAAACTGCGAATGTGGGCTTTATACGCGCTACATGACGAACCTCAAAGAGGAGGTATTTGACGTAAACTGCATTAACTGCGGTTCACCGGTTGCCGTGAAATACAACGGCCGGAAGAACTGTTACGAGACGATCAGAGAATAGGAGAAGTGCTATGTTGAAAGATATCGAAGTTAAAATAATTGCGCCGGCGCAACTGCCTCCGGTCCTGTATTGGCTGCTTAACCACAAATATCATACAGAGCAGTGGGATTTTGTTGTGATGTTCGATGCAAAATGGCAGATTTTGTATGTGAATAGAACGGTACCGGAAAGCGACGTGAAAAAGTTTGTAGATATTGCTTCCTGGCAAACATGGTATATCGGCGATATGGATTGTCCAATAGCTGATGATGTGGAATATGTCTATGTAGCGTATGGACGGAACGTATGGAACATACTGACAGATGCTCATAAAGACCGCATGAGAAAGAGAGAAACAGAGAAGGCGCAGGAGAAGGCAAAGAAAATTCTTCCAGTAATTAAAGCGGAAATGAATACAATCGTAGACGACGAAATACCGGATCCGATGGACGATTACCTTGTATCCTGTATAAACGATGCTGGCCGGGAGGCTGACAGGGACCGCGATATGCATGAATGCCTGGTGAACACTGGCACAAAGTACGTGTTTTATCTCGGGTATCTGATGGGATCAGGGAAGATAAAGGAGGATACAGAAGCATGAATTCAACAGGAATAATCAGGAGAATTGACGATCTGGGGCGCGTAGTAGTGCCGCGTGACATGAGAAAGAGTTTTGGGTTACAGGAAGGTACTCCGCTGGAGGTGTGCGCCACTGAGGAAGGGATCCTTTTTAAGAAATACGATCCGGGAATTACTCTTATGGACATCGTAAATAATCTGGAGAGCGCATTGGACGATAACTATGTCGAACTTGGCGTCGATAAGACACGGGAGATTCGGCTTTGCATCAGTGATCTGAAAGAGATCCTTAAGGAAGCAGACGGGAGGCGGTAAGGTTGAATGGTAACCGTATCAAAGCACGCGGTAAGGCGTTTAAAGGAGCACTGTGGACTAAATAAGCGGTCTGCTCAGCGTATGGCAGATAAAGCGTTTACGGACGGTATAAGGCATTCAGACACCAGAGGGCGGCTGAATAAATAGGTAACGAGCCTGTATTTCTACAACAGGACGGCTGATAATATCCGTCTCTATGGAGACAAGGCTTATATATTCGCAGAAAGCACTCTGGTGACAGTGATTCAGATACCGCCGGATTTACGTAAATATATGCCGTGGAAATAGAATGAAGCTTTCCAGAAGGAGGAAAACCATGAAAAATGCGGATCGCATTAGAACGATGACAGACGAGGAACTTGCGTGCTTTCTGGTCCGGGTAGATGCAAAACTATATCGGGACGATCTGGACGTTGTAACATATCGGACGGATAAGGCAGTAGATACCCTGGAATGGCTCGAAAGAGAAGTATATTAGTGAGAGAAGGAGAAGCAAGATGAATAACGGTCAGAAGATTAAATATATGGAACTGTGTTTGGCAGTGGCGCGGGAAGAGGTTGAATATGCGGAACTGTACAAGGAAAAAGAGCCGGATTATGACGAGGATTTCGATGCATGGTGTGTATATACGCGATCGCATCGAAATCCCAACAAGGCATTGATTACAGATAATCTGAGAAATGTGGCGCGTACGGCGTTTATTTTGGCAAAAGAAATTAATGTTTCAGGCTTTTTTAGAGAATAGAAAACAGCAGCCTTCTGTAACAGTAGGCCGCCTATGGTTTTTGAACTAATCAATTTTGTTTGGAGAAATTTCAATATAAGGAACATCATCAAAGGGATCTGCGAGCAAAACAGTAGCAGTGCTGGTTTCAAAAAAATATGATTTCTCATATGTTTCGGAGGGGGTGCCGAGTAAACCTACCAGAATTTTTTTATAGCCATCTAAATCGGGTTTAGTTAGATAGATAGTACATTGGTCTAATAAGTTAGCTTTATGTTGATACAAATTGAAAGCTAACGAAACAGAAACATCTTCATTGAACAACGATAACGTATAATCACGATTTAATAGTACAGAATCATCGTTGGTTAAAGGATCGCCTTCACCAAGTACAGAAACTACATTAGAGTCAGATTTTCCTATTAATTCCATAAGCGTTTTAAAATCAACTGTGTTTTTATCATTTTTTTCAAATACAGTTTCAGAAACGGACGTTTTTGTGGTTGCTTGTGAGAAAGTTGATGCTTCTGTACCGTTCGAATTGTTTGACTCTGTTGTTGTTTCGGGATCGGAAGATGAATCTAAATTTGTGTTAGACGGAGATTGAGTTCCACAAGCTGATAGCACAATAGTGCATAAAGTTGCGAGTAATAAGAATTTAAAGTTCATATAAGTTACCTCCTTGTAATATAAGCAATATATCATAGTACAAGGTAATATAAAAGTATATTCATAATGATGTAAATAATATTAATATTCTTGTGAAAGAAGGTGAGTTTAATGGAGACAAAAATATTTATCCGGGATGGCGAGACCTGGACGAGGTTTAAGGTAAAAATCCGCGAAGTGGGCGTGTATGCCTACAAGCTTAAAAAGTATGTAGACGTGGACAAGCCCGTCCGACAGAGCAGCCGCTACGCTTATTACGAGGTGAAAGGGGATCTGCTGAACGACCATAAACAGAAGGCCAGGTGATTAAGTGAAGAAATTGATCCTCTTTAACAGGCACCGCCGTGAAAGACGGTACTGGCATGTCGCAATTGCCAGAAACCGCTACAGAGGCCGCTACGCTCTTTTGATGTACCGTACGGAACAATCCATGCATAAGGCGTATAAAACGCACAGAATCATGGAATACAGGCGCTGTAACGGCTTTTTAGAAGCTTATTCAATGGTTCGGATTTACAACCATTAATCATGATGTAACAGGCAAAGACCTTTTACATAGTTACTCATTTATGTTTATGCCAAAGGACTAATGTGTCACGACGTTATATGCCATTGGTATGCTGTAGGGGGCGGTGAGTAGCCGCCTCCGGAAAGGAGATTTATGAACCCTCAAAAGTTAGAGAAAATTTTACAGTTACAAACTTATGGAATGTATTATCTTACCTGCTATCTGTGGGCTAAATTTTTTGAAGATAATAATATGGCGTGGGTATACTGCCCGGAGAGCGGGAGAGACGGTATGGTTGATGGGGCAGCAGATTTTTACCTTCCTGATCAGGACGCCTACATGCTTGCTGATCTGGGACGCCCGGGGAGAAAATATATAAATATACAGAAACTGGCAAATGACTCGGGTAAAACGATTATTCTCGGTGGCGCACAGGGGAAATTTAGCATAATTGAAGAAGGTAAGCGCTTTAGTGGACCGGACGCATGGCTGTGTGAGTGTGCTGCATGCAGAAGATACTATTTTATGAATTCGTCAGGGGGCTTTGCGTGCAGAGTATGTGGAGAACATGACGGGGATCACCACTTACAAAATGTAATGTATGGTGATGACGGATTATTTGGCTTGCAGGAGTGACACTATGGCAGAACAGGAGAAGAAATATTATTGGTTAAAGCTGGATAAGAATTTCTTTAAAAGGCATGATATCAGGATTATAGAGGCCATGCCAAACGGGAAAGATTATATCCTGTTTTACTTAAAATTACTTGTCGAAAGCGTATCCCATGACGGTATGCTGCGGTTTTCTGATGCTATTCCATATGATGAAAATATGCTTTCCACCATCACTAATACCAATATAGATATCGTCAGGGCAGCTATTGGAGTTTTTACAAATCTGCAGATGATAGAGATCATGGATGATAAAACTATATTCATGGTCGAAGTTGAAAATATGACCGGAAGTGAGACAAAATGGGCGGAAAAAAAGAGGAATTACAGGGCTAAAATAGGACAAGGTGCGGACAATGTCCTTCCTGGAGTGGACGTTGTCCGACAAGAGAAAGAGTTAGAGAAAGAGAAAGAGTTAGAGATAGAGAAAGAAGTAGTCGTTGCCCCTGGCGGGTCAACTTCTCCGTTCTCTAATAACTATGATTTTGACAGTTTTGAAATGCAATGCGTAGAATATCTGATTGCATCATGCCTTGAAACTTTTCCGAAAGCAAAGGTCCCTGACACGCTGGAGAAGAAAAGAAAGTGGGCCTCTGAGATTGAGAAAATGAAACGGCTGGATCATTTAAGTGAGAGTGAAATAAAACAGACCCTGTATTTTGCAACGCACGACAGCTTTTGGAAAACGAATATCCGTAGTACAAAGAAATTCCGCGAGAAATTTGAGACGCTTTATACCCAGAACCGCAGAGGACAGGGAAAGACAGGCAATGATTTATATGATACGGCGGACAGGCTGAATAAACTGGAAGAAAAAATTGGAGGAGATCAAAAATGAAATACGAGGAATTTAAAAATATAGCAATAACACTGAAAGCAGCGTTCCCGGCGTTAAAGGCATTTGAAAATGACGAAGGCATCAGGACATGGTATGAAATGCTGAAGGACTTAGATTACGCGGTAGCTTCAGCAGCGGTTTCAGCATACATACGGGAAAGTCCGTACCCGCCTGCGATTGCCGATATCCGAAATATCAGCCGGAAGATAGTAGTACCAGACTGGTCCATTGAATGGCAGAAATTGTTAAAGAATGCATCGTTTGAGGAATTAAATGCGCCTGCGCAATATGCCGTTCAGACACTCACGGAAGAGTATGTCCGCGAAATGCTTGAAAGCAGTGAGAGAGTGGTTTTGTGTATGAAGGAATTTGAGCGACTCTACAACAATTTCTTCCGGCTAAGCAGACAGGACGAGGAAGTTTTAAAGAAACTGGGCGTCTGGAGTAATGGTATTGGTTTTATACAGATGCAGCCGAAACTTTTAATAACAGCGGATGGAAGGGAACTTGAATGAATTTTAACGAAACAGAAGTAAGAAAAGCCATTACAGTTATGAAGCCAGGAAATGCATTGTTCGAGGTTAGGGTGATATCCGGCAGAGGAAATGCAACCGGGTACTTCACAACTGCTGATACTCTCATAAATGAACTGAAACGACTGAACCTTGCAGCAACCTGTAACGTGTACATCACGTTAAACAGCATAAAAGACGAATGTTATTCCAGACAGCAGAGAGACCAGTTTATCCAGAATGGGAAGCCGACTACCTCAGATACCGATATTACTTTATATGACTGGTTAATGGTGGATATTGACCCGGTGAGAGCTGCGGGAACATCGGCAAGCAATGAACAGATTAAAAAGGCGAAGCTGAAGGCAAATGAAGTCTATGCCTATATGAAAAAGACAGGGTTCGAGGAGCCGCTTGTGGGATTCAGCGGGAACGGCGTACATCTTTTATACAGCGTAGCTCTGTCAACAAATGATGAAAATAAAGCACTGATGAAAAACTGTTTGACGGTACTCGATATGTTCTTTTCTGATGATGCCGTAAAGATCGATACGGCGAATTTTAATCCGGCCAGAGTATGCAAGCTGTACGGGACTGTGGCTCAGAAAGGCGCAAACACTCCCGAACGGCCGCACCGGCCCAGCTATATCATCCGGTCTCCAGAGAAGCCGGTCCAGAATAAGAAGATGCTTCTGGTAAAACTGGCTGGATACCTGCCGGAACCGGAGAAACCGCAGCGGTATAACAACTATAACCCGCGCCAGTTCGATCTCGATGAATGGCTCGATCATTACGGGCTGAGATACACGAAGGCCAGCTATGGCAGCGGGACAAAGTATATACTGGAAAAGTGTCCATTTGATGATAACCATACTGGGAAAGATGCCTGTATTTTTAAGGCGGCCAACGGAGCTATAGGATTTCACTGCTTTCATAATTCGTGTTCCGATAAGACATGGCAGGACGTCAGAAGACTTTATGAGCCAGATGCCTATGACCGGCAGTACGTTCCGGATCAGCGCCATCCCAATTATCGAAATCCGAATTATGTGGTTGAGAAAAAGGAAGAGGTTAAGATCGTAGAAGGGCAGCCGGTGTTTTTTACAACAGAACAGATCCGGCTTCTTGAAGAACCGCCAGAGGAATTTATCAAAACCGGGATCGATACGATAGATGAAAAGATGCGCGGTTTGAAAAAAGGATTTGTGAGTTGTCTCAGTGGCCTGCGGGCAGCCGGAAAAAGCAGTGTTATATCTCAGCTTACGATCGAGGCCGCAGAGCAGGGATACCGGACAGCACTATTCAGCGGAGAGTTAAAGCCGAAGAATCTTTTAAAATGGCTGCTCTTGCAGGCGGCCGGAAAGCAGTATGTGAGCCAGACACAGTATGATTACTATTACGTTGTTAGAAGTCCGTATGATGAGATCATATCCAAATGGCTTGATGAAAAGGTTTGGGTTTATAACAACTACTATGGGAATAACTTTGGGTCGATTATGACCCAGATCAGGAAGTGTGTAACGGAGCACAAGGTCGATCTGGTAATATTGGATAATATGATGGCATTAAACCTTATGGAGATGGGATCGGACAAGTACCAACAGCAGAGCCATTTTGTGGAGAGCCTGGAGGACTATGCGAAGCAGGCGAATATACATATTCTCTTTGTAGCCCATCCCAGAAAGTCAACCGGTTTCCTGCGCCTGGACGATGTGTCAGGAAGCAATGATATTGTGAACCGTGTTGATAATGCATTTATTCTTCACCGGGTGAATGAGGACTTTAAAAGGCTATCGAAGGAAATGTTTAAGTGGAAAGCAGATGATCCCCTGTACCAGTGCAGCAATGTCATAGAAATTTGTAAGGATCGTGATGGCGGCGTCCAGGACGAATTTGTCCCGTTGTATTTTGAGCAGAGCACGAAGCGGTTGAGAAACAGTCCGGGAGAGACAAAAACGTATACATGGACTGAGAAGATTGGAGAATATATCAGGAATGATTTTGAGAGCGTGCCGCTTGATGAACAGCTGCCGTTTGACTGAGGTGAATTATGAACAATGAACAGATGAAAGAAATATTCTGGCAAACGTATAACGTCTTCTGGAACAAGTGGAAGAACGTGCTGCTTACCAGACAATCACCGGAATGGGATGAAATTGTAGAAGAAGGCCGGGAGCTGATCAAGAAGTACCATTGTGATATCTGTAGTCACATGATAAGTGATATGATTCAGATCTTGAAGGAGAGGTATGAGAAAGAGGAGAGGAAAGGCGGGACATAGTTGTGACATCACAACTGTTTCGGCGGTCAAAACTTTTGGATAGAAGAAGGGAAGGATAGGGAATGACAGCTAAGGAGTATTTGAAAGAAATCAAAAAAATAGATGTGGCCATCGACCAGAAACAGATCGAGTATGAGACCCTTAAGGGAAGCCGTACATATGTAGGCGGTACGGATTATTCTGCGGAACGGGTTCAGACTTCGCCTGATGGATCGGGTTTTACTCGGATATCAGACCGGATAACTGACATGCAGCGAGAGATTAACGACGAGATAGACCAGTGGCACGATATGAGACATGAACGGATCGGGCAGATACAGCAGCTTTCAAAGGTGGAGTATGTGGATATACTGTTCAGAAAATATGTGCAGTATCAGTCATTAGAGACGATCGCGGGAGATCTTGATAAGTCATATTACTGGACATGTCACCTTCATGGGGAAGCACTGCAAGAATTTGAAGAAAGATTTTTAAAAGTCAGCAACTAACCGCAAGACTTATTTTGTCAAGTGTGCTATAATAGTACTGTAAAAAGTGTATCAATAAAACACAACCCTGACACGCTTTTTCGGCAAGGTCTAAAAGTTCTCCCTTAACAGACCTTTCAAAATCAATAAGGGCAATACCGGAGACGATCCGGTATATGTGGAGCATACCATCAATGGCAGATGGACAGGGTCGCGCCCTGGGTTTCGGTTCGATTCCGTGATGTTCCGCTTATAACACATATCGGGCCTGTAGAGGCACTATAAACAATGTAAGGCACTCAGCGATGGGTGCTTTTCTTTTACAAAAAATAGCCAGATAGGAAGGTGAGGTGATGGCGCATGGTTATGAAAACTTAATACCATTCAGTAAACGAAGCAAGGACGAAGCAAGGGAATATGGATCAAAAGGCGGTAAGGCTTCAGGAGAGTCCAGACGGCGGAAAGCCGCTATGAGAGATACCATGAACAAGCTTTTGACCATGCATGTAGAAGTCGAAGGGCTGTCTGATATATTGCGCGCTGATGGGGGAGAAAGCACGTATGAAGAACTCATCACCATGGCTATGATTGAAAAGGCCCTTCGCGGTGACGTGAATGCGTTTAATGCCATTAAAGCGACAGTCGGACAGACGGATAAGTCAACTGCTGATCTGGAAGAGCAGAATCTACGTATGGCGGCCCAAAAGGCTAAGATGGGCGTGGACGATGGAGACGATCAGGAAGATGATGGTTTTATGGAAGCACTGAAAGGATCAGCTGAAGAAGACTGGAAAGATGGAGGCGCATATGAGCCGGAAGATGAAGAGACCGATATTTAAATTCAGGCCGTTTTCGAAAAGGCAGCGCATGGTTCTGAACTGGTGGACAGAGAATTCTCCAGTTCGCCAGATGGACGGAATCATCGCCGACGGCGCGATCCGATCTGGGAAGACGGTGGCAATGTCGCTTGCCTACGTGTTCTGGGCGATGGCATCGTTTGAAGGGCAGAACTTCATTATGGCAGGCAAGACCATAAGCTCCTTCCAGCGTAATGTACTTACTAACCTCAAGACTATGCTCCGGAGTCGAGGATATCACTGTATCTATCATATATCCGGTGAGACTCCTAATATGTTGGAGGTTTCACGTAAAGGTATTACAAATTACTTCTACATTTTTGGAGGTAAAGACGAAGGATCCCAGGAGCTGGTGCAGGGTATTACTGCAACCGGTGCATTCTTCGATGAGGTTGCATTAATGCCTGAGAGTTTTGTTAACCAGGCTACGGGCCGTTGCTCGGTAACGGGGAGTAAGTTCTGGTTTAACTGCAATCCGGCGGGGCCTATGCATTGGTTTAAGATTGGGTGGATCGACAGGGCAGTTGGATACATTGGGGAGCAGAAGGCGCGAGAACTGCAAAAGAAGGATCAGGAGGTCAAGAACCTTCTGTATCTGCATTTTGAGATGGACGATAATCTGTCTCTTGATGAAGAGATCAAAGCAAGATACCGGAGCATGTATGCCGGTGTCTTTTTTTTACGATATATTAAGGGCTTATGGGCAGTGGCAGAAGGCCTGATATACACCATGTTCACTAAGGCCAATATTTACAGTGATGAGTTTCGACCAAAGGGACTGGAGTATTTAAGCGCCCGCACCATCACACTGGATTACGGAACAACAAATCCATGTGTATACCTTGATGTTTACGATGATGGAGATATTATCTGGGTTGACCGGGAATATCGATGGGACAGCCGGATCGAGAAGATACAGAAGACAGATAAGCAGTATGGTGATGATCTGGCAGACTTTATGGGCGACAACCCTGATTTTCAGTGTGATGTTGTGGCGGATCCGTCGGCAGCCAGTTTTATTACAGAGTTACGGGGCCGTGGATACATTGTCAAGCCGGCCGATAACGAGGTGCTGGACGGGATCCGTGTGGTAGCGTCGCTGTTTCAATCGGGAAAGATCCGGATCCACGAGCAGTGTACCGGACTTATTACGGAACTGCGGTCATATGTCTGGGACGACAAGGCGGCAGAGCGCGGAGAAGAAAAGCCAGTGAAGCAGTTGGATCACGGGCCGGACGCTCTCAGATACTACTGCATGACAAAACTACCGGAATGGAGGAGAGGATTATAATGATTGAGATTCTTTCATGGATATTAGTAATTGCTAATATGCTATTCAAGATATGCGTTATCATCGAAATTAGCTTTTGCCTGCATAAGATATCAAGAGGATTAAGAAGTGATCAGAACGTTGTAGTGATTTACAGCCTGCTTGGAATTCTTATGGGTGTTATATACCTTGCATTCAAATAAAGGAGAAGGATATGTCAAAACGAAAAAATACCCGCCGCGTGAGGGCAGATACAAGGCAGGCGCCTATTACTACGATGGACGCTTTTTCAAACCCTATAGCAAGACTGGGATTCGGGACACAGGATCTGTTACAGGCCACGCAGTATCCGCTTACCCGTATGACACAAAACTACCAGCTGCTCACAAGCCTGTATCGTGAGAATTGGATCGTGCAGAATATTATCGAGACAATACCGGGAGATATGGTGCGGAAATGGTACACACTTAAGTGTAATGTGGCTCCTGAATATGTGGATGCACTGCAGCGTCTGGAGCGCAAGGTACATCTGCGCAAGTCTCTATTAGAAGGCATGTACTGGGGGCGATTATATGGCGGAGCTGCCGGCATCATTATGATACGCGGGCAGGAAGACTTGTCACAGCCGCTTGATCATGGCCTGATACTTCCCGGCTGTTTTCTGGGGCTTATGATCTTAGACCGGTGGAGCGGTATCTATCCAGAACTGGGGCAGATCACGGACCCGGCGGATCCGGATTTTGGATTACCGGAGTATTACACAGTCAGGGACGAGGAGAGCGGCACGCTGATCTCAAGAGTACACCACAGCCGGATCCTGCGGTTCCCTGGAAGGGAGCTGCCGTACAATGAGAAGGTCGCTGAAAATTACTGGGGAGAATCGGAACTGGAAGCTATATACAGCGAATTGGTCAAGCGTGACAATGTATCAGCCAATATTGCATCGCTCACCTTCAGGGCAAATGTCAATTACATGGAAACAGACAGTTTGGATCAGATGCTTGCTACCAGCAATGCAGAGGCTCAGCGCCGGTTCTGGCAGACACTTCAAGCGCAGAGTGTGATCGAGAGTAACTTCGGCACACGGCTTGTTAATAAGGGCGATGTGATGCATAACACACAGTACACATTCACCGGCCTTCCGGATGTATACGACCGGGTAATGATGGACGTGGCAGGAGCTGCAAAGACTCCGGTCACAAAGTTGTTCGGGCGGTCTCCTGCTGGAATGAATGCGACGGGGGAAAGTGACATGAACAACTACTACGATTACATAGACGGACTGAGGGAGAATCAACTGCGGCCAATTATGGAACGTCTTCTTCCCATTATGGTGCTGTCGGCCTGGGGCGTGGTTCCTGATGATCTGGACATAGACTTCCCGCCGTTACAGACACCGAACTCCAGCGAACTGGCAGATATTGTAGATAAGAAGACACAGTCGATACTCGCGGCGTACCAGAGCGATCTGGTTGATGCATCTGTGGCTAAGAAAGAACTTAAGGGACTGTCAGATGAAACCGGTATGTTTAATTCCATTACGGATGAGGATATTGAAGCAGGTAAGGGGAAGACCTATTCTGACTACAAGGCAATGCGGGATCCAATGGCAGGGCTGTTAAGTCTTCCGGGAGCCGGCTTCGCAGAGGAGGATGAGTGATGCCAAATCTTATCAGACCTCCGGACGATAAAGACAGGGCAGCCTTTCTCCGCATGCTGTTTCTGCGGACAGAGCAGAGACTCCTGGCGGAAATAAGACGGAAACGTGCCCAGGGATATGTTGAGTATGCCGAGGTGGCAGCGCTTAAGCGCACTCAGAAGATACTGCAGGACATGGTGGACGAAAGCTGGGACTATGTACCGGCTATGATTGAGAAGGTTTTCTATCATTCCGATGCGGCTGCCAGGGGATACGCCAATGCCGCAGGACTGACGATCACGCAGACCAGTGTAGTGGAGCAGCTTGCCAATAATCTGTTAGGCGATATTATAGAGGCTGCCGAAACCGCACAGAAGAGCATCGAGGAAGGTTTTCAGGTTGGCCGGAGAGAAGCAGGGAGCCTAAGAGAAGCGGCCATGAAAAGCGTAGCTGAGGAAAAGGCTGCCGGTTATGGACCGGGGAAAGCTGCGAAGACCATGGCGGGTCAGCTTCAGCAGGAGGGCATCACAGCCTTTGTTGATAAGGCAGGACGTAAGTGGTCCCTGCAGGATTACTGTAACATGGCGACCAGGACAACAGTCAGACAGGCAGAGGTGGCGGCAATTCTGACAGCGGATCCGGATCATGATCTGTATAAGATTGTAAAGATCGGAACTACCTGTCCGATCTGCGCTCCATTAGAAGGCCGGGTGTACAGCCGATCAGGAACTGATCCGGATTACCCACCTTTGACAAAGGCATTTGGGAAGATTGATCCGGCCGGAACTGATGATCTGACGAACACCTACTTAAATATTCATCCGAACTGTCTTCATGCCTTGGTTAAGTACACGACGATTGGAAAGACAGAGAAACAGATTCAGAAGGACAAGGATTTCTCTAGTTTTGAGAAGAACCCGATTACGGTAGATCCGCGAACCAAAAAGCAGATTGCTGCATACAAAGAAAAGGTAAAGAATCGGCAGCAATTGCTCAGTGACTACAAACAGTATGAACGCTATCGGGAGGTGTGCGGGGAAGACGTGCCTAAAACCTTTGAAAAGTTTCGGGATATGAAGTATAATGAAACTGGGAAGTGGAAGCAGACACAGGCTCTGTACCGGAAAACAAACGCGTATAACCGGATTATCGCAAAGGAGCCGGCAATAACAGGAGACCTGAAAGCGATATCAGAGAAGACCGGCGTGAAGATGGCCGGACTGGAGCACCGACTGAAAACGAAAGAATCGTTTCTTCGAAAAGTTAATGCAGACAGTGGAAACAGTCTGGAGGCTGAAAAAATACGGGAAACGATCAGTTCGACGGGGGATGTAATCCGCTATACTTATATAGATCATCCCACATCTCTGGCGGGATCCTATCAGGAGATTACAAGGGCAATGCTGGAGAAGGGATATGAATCGGTAAAGGTGAAAAATTTCTGGACTAATAAGGGAAATCCTTACAATGGGATCAACTGTACATTTAAGACACCAGATGGACAGAGGTTTGAAGTTCAGTTCCACACTCCAGAAAGTTACAGTATCAAAGATGGGATGCATAAGGATTATGAGGCATGGCGTGTACTGGATCCAGTATCTGACAAAGCAAGGGCCCTTAGAAAAAAGATGATGGAGCAGTCCCAGGGAATGGAGATCCCAGCATATATTGAAGAGGTGAAAAATCAATGAATACGGTATATTATCGGATTAAGGATTTAAACATGGTTGGAAAAGAGGAAGACTATGTTCCATATCTATATAAGTCTGGGAAGGGCTGGATCGTGGATCATGATAATATCCTGATGGACAGGATTATGGGGTATGATGAATCAGAAGCGTCAGGATCACCTTATAAGATTGGAAACGACAGTATGATGGATCTCGTGGAGCAGATCAGCGAAAAGGAAGCAGAAAAAATCATATCGGGAATGTAGATACCACTTGTCACTGATGACAGGTGGTTTTTTATTGCGATATCGCAACGGAAAGGAAATAAAGATGTTAGCATATTATGGCTATACCATAAGCCCCAACCAGATTGAAACGGTTGAGGGCTTTTTAATTTGCCGCAATGTGCCCATAGCCCGGACTGGTGAGATGGATTACCTGGAAAGCGAACTGATGCCAGAGGGGAGCAGCTCCAAAATGGTGAAGGTTTTCCGCTCTCCTGATGAGGTTTTTTCAGAGGCCGCATTATCCAGCTTTGAAGGCAAACCGGTTACCGATGAACACCCACCCGAACTTCTCACGCCGGACACATGCAGCCGGTATTCCAGAGGACACGCCCAGAACGTCAGGAAGGGAGACGGGAAGTGGGAAGGATGCGTGGTTGCCGATCTTCATATCCAGGACGAGGAACTGATCCGGGCGATACAAGGGGGCAAGCGGGAGATCAGCTGCGGCTATGAGTGCAGCTATACAGACAATGGAGATGGAACCTATTCACAGCACGATATCCGGGGAAACCATATTGCCGTGGTAACACAGGGGAGAGCCGGGAAGAATGTTGCGATTTTAGATTCAAAAAAGAAAACAGAGGCCATAAGGCCGGAAAGGAAAGAAATGAAAAAGAACAGCTTGTTTTTTAAGTTATTTGCAAAGGCTGCGAAAGATGCATCACCGGAAGAACTGGAAACGATGGCGGCAGATGCAGCTGCAGCCTTAGACGAGGATCCGGTAGAGAAAGAACCACCGACTGCTTCTGCAAAAGAAGAGACACCAAAAGAAGGGACGCAGGATTCCGCCAGTCTGGACAGTAAGCTGGATATGATCCTGCAGCTCTTAGGTAAGCAGAATGCACCCGAAGCTCCAGAGCATGATTCAGATCCTCTTGATGGACTGATTAAAGAATTAACAGGGGGAAGCGGAGCGCCATCAGGATCTGAGGGAGAATCCAAAGTGATACCGGCCGGCGAATTCGACCAGTCTTCCTGTGCGGCAGACCGTGCGGTTATGGCGGCGGTAGTGAAACAGCTGAGACCAGTGATCGCTGGAATTAAGGACGAAGCTACGAGGAAAACCGTTACGGATTCTCTGGTAGCCTGTATGACGGATCAAAACGCGGTGAGCGACATTGCAAAGATCGCGCAGGCGGCTCAGAAAAATGCCGCACAGCTGGCAGACCAGAAACCGGAGATGGATCTGGAAGCGTATCAGTCAGCCTATGATGCGATGAACCCACACAAACTGAATGGAGGTACGAAGGAATGAAAGGACAGGTTATAGGTAAGAACATGACACACGGCTATGCTGGCGATTATGCCAGGCAGCCAGATATGATTGTAGATACGCACCCGCTGGGAGGCAGTACGGCGGTTAAATTTGGAACACCGCTGGTATATGACAATAACAGTAATGTGGTTTCCTTCGGTGCTTCCAGAACAGCCGTTGATTTTGTAGGAATCGCGTCCCGGGAGTTTAAGAGTGCCACAGCCTATCTGTCACAGTCTGCCGGGGAATACCAGCCGAATGAGGCTGTCAGTGTGTTTAAACGCGGCTGTATTAATGTACTGTGTAATGTAGGATCTCCGAAACTGGGCGGAAAGGTGTATGTACGTACTGCCAAGAACGAGTCGATTCCAACAGGTATTGTGGGAGGATTTGAGGCGACAGAGGATGCAGGAAAAACCGTAGAGCTTACAAACTGTCAGTGGCGCGGTGAAAAAGATGCCAATGGTGTAGCGGAACTCAGAATTTTAACATGTAACAGAGCATAGGAGGAAGCAGATATGGAATTTAAAAATATGGGAACTTATGACGGGGGAGTGATATCTTCTTCTCCCGCTACTGCTATGGCGTCACAGCGTTTTAGAACGATGGATGCTGCGGCAATAGCGAATAATGGTGCATTTTTACAGTCGGAACTGGAGAAGAAAGATAATGTAATCAGGCAGCCGCTTACCAGTTTTACTTACAGCCGTGATCTTCCGATCCGCGTCGGCGGAGGCTGGGCAGAGTTTGTATCGGCCATGAATGTTGATTATGGCGTAACCGGAGGAAGTGAAGACGGCCCGGTGCACGCGGGTGGTGCGAATGGGATCCCCATGGTACAGGCGAACTTTGACAAAGGGTTGTTTAAGACTCATATCTTTTCGGTTGGTATGCGGATTATGTGGGTGGATATGCAGCGCGAGAAACTGACTGGACGCAGTCTGGAGAGTATTCTGCGTGACGGTATCCGCATGACTTATGATAAGCATATGGACGCAAATACCTATGTGGGAATTAAGAGGTATGGTTCTACCGGACTTTTAAATAACCCGAACGTGACAACTGCCAATGCGGCCGCCACGGGAGCTTCCAGTTCCACAAAGTTTAAAGACAAGACCCCGGATCAGATCCTGCAGGATATTAATGATGCGATTCTGGCAGTATGGGCGGCGGCTGAGTATGACCGTGATGCGGTGCCGAACCATATCATTATGCCATATGAGCAGATTAATTACCTGGCAACCACAAAGGTTACGGAGCTGGCAGAGAAGACAATTCTTCAGTTCCTGCTAGATAATAATGTGGCAAAGACGAACGGCAGTGATTTATATATCGGCGGCTGTTCCTGGTGCAAGGGAGCCGGAACCGGAGATACAGACCGTATGCTCGTTTACATCAACAAAGATCGTTATGTTGCAATGGACGAGCTGGCGCCACTCAGCAGGGCCATGACCCAGCCAAATGCTGAGAATGTGTGTTATGACACCGCATACATGGCTAATCTTTCCGAGGTGGAACTGTACTATGAGAATATCATGCGTTATGTTGATGGGATTTAGAGGAGGGCCGGTATATGTTTATTAACAGCAAGAAGAACTTTGAAATCATCGGGGAAGGTGGAAAGCTTATTATTCCCCGCGGCTTTATCGGAAGCATTCCGGATTGGGCGGCTGCACACTGGCTGGTTCAGGCCGCTATCAGTGACGGATCTATTGCAACACCTGAGAGCCAGTCAGACAGGGCGATTGAGGAAGCGGATGAAAGTGCGTCGGCAAAGGCAAATGAGCATGACCAGAGGCCTGATGGAACTGAAAGCCAGAGACCAGCAGCTGACAGTGCGGAAAAGGGGAAACAGCCGAAGAAATAGGAGGTACCGGCATGTATGGACAGCAGTTTGATGGAGTAATTGCGGCGGCGGCCAACATGCCGGCGCCAGGAGAAAAGGGAATCTATACAGCAGAAATGTTTCTTACAGACTTTCCGCAGTTTACAAAAAAAGTCATGCCGACCGAAGAGGAAGAGGTTCCACAAAAAGAAAGCCTTGTGCCGTCCGCCATGCTGGAATTGTTTATTAACAACGCAAACAGCAGCATACTTCCCGGCCGCTACTGCGATATGTGGAGGTATGCGGCCGGGCTTTATGTGGCTCATTTTTGCACCTTGTACTTAAAAACCTATTCTGACGGGTCAATGTCGGCGGTGCAGGCTGCAGCAAAGGGACAGCAGACAGGGCTTGTTAGAGAGGCCACAATGGGAGATACCACGATCAGTTATGATAATACAGCAGTTACGGAGGCAATGGCAAAATGGGGAAGCTGGAATGCAACCCAGTACGGCCAGCAGCTGGTGACTATGGCGCGAATGATTGGGATGGGAGGAAGTTATGTTATTTGATAATCCATTGTTTGAGAACTGGTACACGGATTCCATGACCGTTTACAGAAATGTTGATGTGGTTCATGGAAATGTGGATAAAAAGGAGAGAAAGCTAATGGCAGAGCGGATCCCATGTCGAATTTACAGTAAGCAGAGAAGAGGGCCTAAAATGCGTCAGACAGCGGCAACCGCCGAATCTGTGGATAAGCTTGCCTGCGACCTGAATGTGGATATCCGTGCAGGAGATGAACTGCATGTGATCCGTGGTGGCATGCTGGGAATGCATGGGGAGCCGGAACGCTATTTTGCCGACCGGCCTCACCCTTATTTCGATCCGGTAGGCGGCGTGCTTTCCGGATTGGAGCATCAGGAAGTAGTACTGCTGGCGGAAGAGATTATCAGTTAAGGAGGGAATCTATGTCATTTGGACAGGCGACAAGAAACCGTTTTGAGCAGCTTCGGAAAATGGGACAGAATGTTCCAAAGATCATGGAAGAAGTAGCGAAAGGGGCAACGATCGCGGCTGTGGAGCGGGCGACAGAATTGACACCACCAAACGGTGCGGCGATTGCAGGCACAGGGGCAAGAACCGGAGAGATGGCGGAAGCGTGGACTGTGGACAGTGTTACAAAGCCGGTCATGACTGAGGCAAGTGCACGGACAACACTTGCCAACAACATGCAATATGCTTCCTACGTCAATGATGGTCACCTCATGGATGAGCATTTTGTACCAGGACTTATAAAGAACGGTCCCCTACTGGAAAAAGTAGACCCTAAGATGGGTGGTATCATGGTAGGCACACAGACAAAATATGTCAAAGGTAAATACATGAAACAGGCGGCAATCGGGCGCTACCGGAAAGTAGTTCGTATGGAACTGGATAAGCGGATAAAGGAGAATTTTAAATGATATTTACTCTTGAAAAACTGATTGACTCCATTATTGGTACACTCAAACAGCTTTTCCCAGGTATTAAGGCATACAGCAATCCAAACCAGCAGGGGACAAATCCACCCTGTTTTTTTGTGTTCTTCATGCCCTCCAGCATGGAAAACGAGATGGACCGACGTACCCGGCGGGTAATAGGAGTTGACATCGTATATCTGACAGAGCGTAATGTCCCGGATGCATATGACCAGCTGAATGCGGTGGCAGATAAACTGGACGAGGCATTAGAACGTATTACATACGTAGACGGAGAAGAAGTAGCGAAGCTCTGGACCTCTGAACGGGAATGGAAGATTGATGATGGGGAGCTGCATTATCAATTTGTTTTAAAGGTCAGTGTGTCAGTTCCAGATGAGTCACCGGTTATTGATTCGGTGGAAACATATGAAGGAGGTGTTAAGCATGCCGAAAACGCTGTACAAGACGGATGAGCTGCTTAAAAGCAATGCTTTTTCCGGATACCAGAAGGATTTTGCAAAAGCCCTTCTGATTAAGCCGGAGTATACAATGGAAGACGCAATGAAAGTATTAGATCACTTTTTCGGAAAGGAAGGAATAAACGATGGCAGGAGGAACCTGGACAAGCCAGAATAAGAAACAGCCGGGAGTATATATTAACGTTAAGTCAAATACAAAGATACCTGTAAATGTGGGAGCCCGTGGTGTGGTGGCAATCTGTGAACCACTTTCGTGGGGGGCGGAGGGTGTGCTAATGAGCATTGATGCAGGCGATGACTTTATGCAGTATACCGGCTATGATACAGCGAGTGATAAAAACCTGTTTTTGAGGGAAATTTTCAAGGGAAGCGATCATACATCAGGACCGATTAAAGTGTTGTTGTACCGTCCTAAAGCAGACGGCGCTGCAAAGGCTGCGGCTACAATCGGATCGCTGAACGTCACAGCAAAGTATAATGGTGTGCACGGGAATGATATTTCGGTTGCTGTGATTGCAGACCCTGATGCCGAAGGGAGTTTTATGGTGCAGACAATTGTTGAAGGAACGATTCGAAACAGCCAGAAAGCCAAGACGGCAGCGACATTGAAGGGAAATGACTGGGTTGCATTCACGGGGGAAGGAGTACTGACAGCGAATGCGGGAACTTTCCTTACGGGGGGGAGTGACGGATCCGTTTCGGCTGCGTCGCATTCGGCATTTCTAACGGCACTGGAGTCACAGGCATTTAATGTATTAATTTATGATGGTTCGGATAAAACGGTACAGACGGCTTATGCGTCCTTTGCAAAACGTATGCGTAACGATTTTGGCAAGAAATGCCAGACAGTTTTGGCAGATGTATCAGATAACTCAGAAGCGGTCATATCGGTTAAAAATGGAGTCGTACTTAGTGATGGCACGATTATTACAACCCGTCAGGCTACCTGGTGGATCGGAGGGGCCGAAGCAGGGGCAGCATACAATGAATCACTGGTATACGCGCAGTATCCTGGGGCTGTTGATGCGTCCCCGCGCTTAACAAAGTCAGAGATCGATACAGCACTTTCGGCCGGGCAGATTGTATTTTTCGAGGAATTCGGCAGTGTAAAAGTTGTTTCCGATATCAATACTCTGACTGAGTACACCGTGGATACAGGTGAAACGTTCAGTCTTAACCAGGTGATTCGTACTCTCGATACAATTGCAGATGATGTGTATAAGAATTTCTCGCTGAACTACATTGGAAAAATTCAGAATACAGATGATGGCAGAGCCCTTCTTAAGTCCTGGATTGTAGGATATTTGAATGAGATTCAGGCGAATGGAGGTATTCAGAACTTTACAGCTGATGATGTTGCGGTGAACGCCGGAGATGCATTGAATGCGGTTGTAATAATACTGGGAATTCAGCCGCTTGCTGCTGTGGAAAAGATTTATATTACCGTTAACCTGGTAGAAGAATAGGAGGTAGGTTATGTTTTTACTCGAACGCGATTCTTTAAATGGGAAATCCGGTAAAGCATTTGCATCGATTGATGGCCGAAATATTGAAATGTTTGGCCTTAAGAAATTTCAGGCAGATGCGGAATTCCAGGAATCAGATTTTAAGGTAGTTGGTACCAATCTGGTACAAAAGAAAACGACAGGAGTTGCATTGACCGGCAGTGCCACGCTTTATTATGGAACCCCGGAATTTTTAAATATGCTTAAAACATATTTAAAGACAGGATACTTACCGTATTTTACGTTTCAGATAACAAATGAAAATACAGGAGGTACGGTCGGGAAACAGATTGTGGCTCTATATAATGTAAAACTTCAAAAGCTGCCAATCGCTATGCTCGATGCAGATGCAGAGTATCTGACCATGGACATTTCATTTAGTTTTACCAATGTAGAGATTCTGAATGCATTTACTAATCCAGTTCAGCTGGGAGAATAGGAGAGGAAAAGTTATGAGCGCATTAAAAGCATTTTTACAGCCTACGATAGCTGGAAAAACAAAAGAAGTAATAATTTCTGAGCGATTTAAAGGAGAGGATGGGGAGCCGGTACCATTTGTAATCCAGGCAATCAGCCAGGAACGGAACGAGGAGTTATCTAGGATTTCAAGGAAGGAATCGGTAGTAAACGGCGTGGTCGTGGACAGCCTTGATAATATTGCATATACAAAGCGTCTGATGAAAGAGTGCGTGAAAGAACCGGACCTTGCAGACAGCGAGCTGTGCAAATATTACGGCACCATGGATCCGGAAGACGTTCTAGGGAAAATGTTGAGTATTGGAGAGTACAATCTGTTGTCAGAAGAGATCATGAAGATCAATGATTTAAAAACGCCGGCGGAGAAGCATAAAGAAGCAAAAAACTCTTAAATGGGGAAGACGGGGACATGTCACTGGCATACTATATGTTTGTCAATCATGGCCGCTTCCCCAGTGAAGTAGCAGCATTATCAGAAGATGAGAGGATCCTCATGTATGAGATGGCTGTAAAGGAAATCAGCGGCAGGCCGAAAAAGTAGGAGGAACTATGGGAGAGATACGTGAAAACTTTATATTAACAGACCAGTTTAGTGCCGCTTTTTCCAGGTTCCTTGACATGGGAAACGCTACTGCCGCCCGTCTTGAGGACATCGGTCAAAAGGCTGATCACATGGAAGACAGTGTGAGTGGAGGAGCGCAAGGTGCAGCTTCTACAGCCCAGACAAGTATGGAGGAGATGGGAGCCGCGATCATTTCCCAATTAGAGCGAATCAGCCAGGCTTCCGGAAATATGGATCAGACCATGAAAAAGGCTGCAGTGGGAGGAACGGCGGCGATTGTCTCCGGCATGAAGCAGGTTGGAAGCGCTTCTGTGGCTGAGATGGAACGAATCAATGCTTCTATCCGAGAGATGGGAGATAATTCCCGCTATGTGGCGACTCAGGGAATGAATGAGATCAATGAGACGCTAAAACAGATTGCTGTCAATACCAGTAAAGTGAATGATGAGCAGGAGAAACATGACAAGAAAGTCCGTCAGACGGACAACTCGGCAAATAAACTGCTCTCAACTGTAAAACGGATTGTAGCTGCCGCTGCTGGCTTTACAATAGGAAAAGAACTCCTTAACCTTTCTGACGAAATGACGCAGACGACTGCCAGATTAAATCTGATGAATGACGGGCTGCAGACGACGGACCAGCTGAACCAGATGATCTATGAATCAGCCCAGAGGGCCAGAACGTCATATCTGGCAACTGCCGATGTGGTAGCTAAACTGGGGCAAAGGGCAGGAGATGCATTTGGTAGCAGCGCTGAGGTAGTGCAGTTTGCGGAAAATCTAAATAAGCAGTTTGTGATTGCCGGAGCCAGCCAACAGGAAATTGCTTCGGCTTCTTTACAGCTAACACAGGCCCTCGGCTCGGGAGTGCTGCGTGGTGAAGAGTTGAACGCCGTATTTGAAGCTGCGCCAAACGTAATACAGACGATTGCGGATTACTTGGATGTGCCTATCGGCAAGATACGCGAGATGGCTTCAGATGGTGAGATCACTGCCGGGATTGTCAAGAATGCTATGTTGAGCGCCACGGACTCAATCAATGAACAGTTTGAGCAAATGCCTATGACCTGGGGGCAGGCCTGGACGGTTATGAAAAATGCAGCCACGGACTCTATGAGCGATGTGATGGAAGAATTAAATGAGGTGCTGAACAGCGACAGTGGGCAAGCTATTATGGAAGGTCTGATTGCCGGATTTGAAGTACTTTCTGATGTTGCTGCGGGGGCTATAGATTTGTTGGCTTCCGGAGCTGATTTTGTAGTTAATAATTGGGACTATATATATCCGATTTTAATTGGAGTGGGTATAGCATTGTTGGCGGTCGGTGCTGCCGGTATTGCCTCAGGCATCGCAACGGCGGCCGGTTGGGTCATGGCGAATCTTCCACTGGTTTTAATGATCGGATTACTTGCAGCAATGACATTAGGGTTTATGCAGGCAGGAGGTACTGCAGAACAGATCGGTCAGATGATCGGGACTGTATTTGGCGGAATTTATGCAGTCGGATACAATCTGGTCGCAGACTTATGGAATCTTTTTGCTGTTTTTGCAGAGTTCTTCGCTAATATTTTTAATGATCCAGTAGCTAATATTGCACATTTGTTTTTTGGATTGCTTGATACGATCCTTGGTATTGTGGAGACTGTGGCCAATGCGATTGATGCACTTCTAAACACGGACATGTCCGGGGCTATATCCGGGTTCCGTGGACAGATGAATAATTGGGTTGACGATACCTTTGGAGAGAATGCTGTAAAAATTAAGCGCATGGCGAAACTGGATACTGCCACAACAGCGTCCCAGGGAGGCGAAATCGGAGCAAATCTGGGCAAAAAAATGGACAACATGAGTTTTAGTCTGGATTCATTTACCAATAAAATGGGAAATGTTGGGGCGGGTTTTGGAACTGGTGATATTGATACAGTGGGAAAAGTCGGAAAAGTAGGGAAAATTGAGCAGGATGTAAATATTGCTGACGAAAATCTCAAATTACTTCGCGACTTATCTGAACGCCAGTATGTTGCCTTAGTGAATCTTACCGTTCCCCAGACAAATGCAACAATCAATCAGACTGTGAATGGCGGCGGAGGAAGTGATATTGATGCCATGCTGCATGCTCTTAAAAACGAACTGGATCAGCAGAATGCATCCCACAGTAATGTTGTGCCGGCATAGTGCCATTGCAATATCGTAGCAGGAGGGATTATGAGAAACAGATATAAATTTTTCGCAGATATCGGGGGAGATACCATTGAGTTTCCCGTGAATCCAAAAGAATATACCATCGCTTACCCAACAAACCACAAAACCTACAATATCCTGGATATTGGCGAAGTAATAGTTCCCAGGTTACCCTCACTGATGGAGGTATCCTGGGAAAGCTACTTTCCGGGAAACTCGAACGACCCATTTATCATAGGACATGAATGGAGGGAACCAGCTGAATATGTGGAATTGATAGAGGAGGCTCGGAATCATAAAGAAATCTGCGATCTTGTGATAAGCCGTCGCGATGCCGCCGGGGGAAGAATGTATGATACCAATATTAGTGCTGTTATTACAGCTTTCAGTACTACAGAGAGAGGCGGAGAGTCCGGTGATGTGTACTATAAGATTGCTTTCAAGGAATACCGCCATTTTGGGCCGAAAAAGGTAACCTTGCCACAGTCTGAAGATGGACAGCCTGCAGAGATCCAGACGCAGGAAGACAGGCCCGTGACAACGCCTGAATTAAGAGTAGGAGCGGCGGTTATTGCAAATGGAATATATTTCAGCAGCAGTTACGGTGATAAGCCAACAGGGAATGCAAATAACCTGCAGACAACTGTATCAAGGATTATTCCAGACGCCTCCAGGCCATATCCAGTCCTGATTGGCGGGAACCGCGGCTGGATTAAGGCAGATCAACTGCAGGTGACGGGATGAAATTTAAACTTTTGGTTTTTAATGCAACAAAAAATACAATATATGACTACGCTTCCATTGCCAAAGATGTTACCTACACAACCAATCGTTCGGGGAGCGCGGGAAAACTGGAGTTTTCTTACATCCGTAGACAGCCCGACAATATGACTGAAGGAGCGAGAATACAATTTTACGTAGACGGTAAGGAAATATGTCAGGGTTATGTATTTACTATTAAACAGTCACGAGATGGAGAAATATCTGTAACAGCGTATGATCAGCTGCGGTATTTGAAATCCAACGCAAGCTATAGTTTTGTGGGGAAGAAGCTGGGAGAGATTATCCAGCAAATAGCCGCAGACATGCAGCTGTCAGTGGGAACGCTGGAGGATACCGGATATGTCATTCCCACATTAACCAAAGAGGATACAGAATGCTTTGATATTATAGATTATGGTCTTGTGCTTACCCAGAATAATACAGGGAAAACGTTTGTTTTCTATGATGATTTCGGAAAGCTCAGTCTGCGGGAAGCTAAAAATCTGATGTCAGATATTGTGATTGGAAATGAAAGCCTTTTGACAGATTATACCTTCAAAACGGATATTGACTCGGATACTTACAATCAGGTTAAACTGGCACGTCCAAATAAGGAGACCGGTCAGGCGGATATTTATCTGTTTAAAGATAGTGAGACAATAAAAAAATGGGGGCTTTTGCAGTTATATAAGAAAGTGGATGAGAATCTGAATGAAGCACAAATAAATCAACAGGGCAACATAATGATGGCATATTATGACAGGGTACTTAAAACAATATCGGTAAGTGGAGTAGGTGGTGTGGTTGGGCTCCGGGCAGGTGCGATGTCTCCGTTTCAGATTCTGGATATTCCGGAATTGAAAAATGGGTATTATCTCATTTTAGAAAAGGTGAAACATAAGTTTGAAAATGATGACCACACCATGGATGTTGAGGCAACGCTGCTGACAATATAAGAGGAGAGACAATGTCAGAAATAATAAATTCTCTACAAATAATGATTCAAAACTGTGTGCGTGCGATGGGGCTATTAGATGCCGGGTATGCTACGGTTATTTCCTCGTCTCCTTTGACATTAAAAATTCAGGCGTCGCAGCTGGAAGTCAAGGAGCCGGTGGCGATCATGAGTGAGAATGTGCGCTACCAGGAAGTAATCGTGCAGGGAGAAAAAATAATTATAAACCATGGATTGGCTGCGGGTGATAAGGTACTGGTTCTAAAGGCCAATTCTGGGCAAAATTATATTGTGATTGCGAAAGTGTAGGTGACAGAAAAATGGCTACATTGCCAGAGACGGCCAACTATAATGTGTATGAGGCACAGACGGTTGATTATCCATCAACAACTTTTTTGATAGATAGAGAATCCAGAAGGATAGAAAAGACTGGTGGCGGGCTTGAGGCGATAAAGCAGGCAATTGAGATTATTCTGCAGGTTGAGCGGTATCGCTATCAGATTTATTCTCCGAACTTTGGTCATGAAATGAACAGCCTGATTGGAAAACCACCAGAATACGTAATTAGTATGATAAAAAGACGCGTGAAAGAATCTCTGTCTGTGGATAACAGAATCCTGTCTGTGGATAACTTTACATTTAAGGAAGCTTCAGCAGGGACTACTGTAAAGTGTGCCTTTGATGTAAAAACGGTATTCGGTATGGTATCGGCGGAGGGAGAAGTATGATAGATTTCAACAATAAAACATATGCCGATATACTGGCGCGTCAGATGAAGCGGGTGCCAGATACACTGGATAAACGGGAAGGATCTTTGATTCAGACTGCGCTTGGACCGGAAAGCTGGTATCTGGAAGGAATTTATCTGGATATGGAGAGGATGCAGAAAAATGTGTATGTGGAAACTGCAGGAGGAGAAAGCCTTGACAGAATAGCGGCTTCATATGGACTGGAGAGAAAGCCGGCAACTCATGCAGTTAAGACTGGTAATTTTGATCAAGAAATTCCATCGGGCTTCCGCGCTTCGGCATTGACTGATCCGATTCGGCTTACATATCGGGTAATAGAAAAAAATGGTGAAAAAGAAGGCCAGCACAGTTATGCGATGCAATGCGAAACACCGGGGGAAATCGGTAATCATTATTCCGGTCAGGTCATTCCGATTGATTATGTTGCAGGGCTGACGATTGCAGAAATTACGGATATAGTTTCGGCTGGTAGTGATGAGGAAGACGATGAGTCGTTACGCAAGCGAATATTCTCCAAAATCCGTAAGCCTTCTACGAGTGGAAATATCTATGATTACTATAACTGGACAATAGAATGTGCTGGTGTAGGGGCCGCTAAGATCTATCCTCTGGCCCTGGGGCCAGGTACTGTAAAAGTGGTGATTGCTGATGCGGAGAGATCGGCAGCAACGCCGGAACTGATCGGGCAGGTAAAGAACCATATCGAAGAGCTCCGCCCGATCGGTGCCGACGTCTCTGTTGTTTCTGCCAGAGAAAAAGCAATTACCGTAACGGCCAGAGTCAAGCTGCAGAATGGGGTGAACCTGGGAAGCGTCCAGGAAATGTTTCTGCGGGAGATTACAAGCTTTTTACAGGAGGGCGCCTTTAATGTTTCTTATGTCAGCCTGGCTAAAGTCGGAAATCTGCTGCTGAATACAGCCGGGGTGGAAGACTTTACAGAGCTTCGGCTGAACGGGCAGGCAGCAAACGTCAGCCTGGCAGATGAGGAGATCGCAGTGGCCGGAGCAGTCACGCTGGAGGTGATGCCGTAGTGGAAATCAGTACTTATACGGAAAAACTGAATAAAGTGGATGGCAATGTATATGTGATTGAAGAGGAGATATCATTGATCGATGGCGTATATGATGCCCCTCTGGCGCATGATAATGTCAATACTTCCACACTGGCCGTCTATACCGGGCCAAAGCTGACGGGGGACCGGATCCAGTCTTATGTCCTGTCAACACCCAGCCTGATGCCGTGGAAAAAGGTGATCAGGCTGTATGCTGATGTTCCGACCGTGTATATCAGCTACGAGACTGAGGGGGATACCGTTGAGGCAGAAGACGTTAATCTGCTTCAGCAGGACATAATCAGGACTCAGGAAGGGGTTAATGCGGAGGAAGACCGGGCAGAGGCAGAAGAGTCCTTTTTGAAGGGTGAAATTGCAAAGGAAACGGCAAGGGCTACGGCTGCGGAAAAGACCCTGACCGATAACTTGACAGCGGAAGTGACCAGGGCAAAAGGCGCTGAAAAGACGCTTACGGACAATCTGGCGGCGGAGGTTACGAGAGCAAAGGCCGCTGAGAAAACCAATAGCGACTCTGTATCAGCAGAGGTTTCCCGAGCGAAAGCGAAGGAAGCGGAGCTGCAGGGAAATATAACGGCGGAAGTCAGCCGGGCAACCGCCGCTGAGAATGATATACGCAGCACAATCTCTACCAACAAACCAAACTGGGATGACAAGTATACCCGGAATGAGGTGGATAATAAGTTCTCTGCGTTGGAGACAGCTATTGACTGGAAGGAAGCAGTCGCTACCTTCGCGGATTTAGCGACCACGTATCCGCAGCCAGATGATGGCTGGACAGTCAATGTTAAGGATACAGACTATACCTACAGGTGGAGTGGAACAGCGTGGATTGCGATCTCGGCCAACGCGATCCCAAAAGCAACCCAGAGTGTGGACGGCCTGTTAAGTAAGGAAGACAAGACGGCCTACGATGATACGAACGCAAAGAAGCATACCCACAGCAATAAGTCTACGCTGGATAAACTGACAGAGGCACTGCTTGCAAACTGGAGCGATGCTTATAACAAGCGGCATGAGCACGGGAATAAAACAGTGATAGACAAGATCACCCAGACGCTGCTTGATAATTGGAACGCGGCGTATACGCATATCGGCAATAAGAGCAATCCGCATGGAGTAACGAAGGCTCAGGTAGGGCTCGGGAGTGTTCCCAATGTAGCGACCAATGATCAGGCGCCGACCTTTACTCAGGCATCGGCCCTGGGAAATTTAAGCAGTGGGGAGAAGCTGACGATTTCACTTGGAAAGATTATGAAGGCTATCGCTGATTTTATAGCCCATAAAGAAGATACTGTTCTTCATATAACGACAGCGGAACGTACCAATTGGAATGATGCCAACAGTAAAAAGCATGCGCACAGCAACAAGAGTGTTATTGATGGAATTACCCAGGTGCTGGTGGACAAATGGAACAGCGCGCTCACAGCCTTGCCGGCGCATACTCATACAAAGAGCCAGATCACCGATATGCCGACAAAGGTATCCCAGTTTACTAATGATGCCGGCTACATCACCCAGGCGGACGTGGATACGAGCCAAAGCCATACCCATTCGAATAAAACTGTGCTGGATAAGATCACCCAGGCATTGCTGGATAACTGGAATGCCGCGTATACCCATGTGAGTGATGCCGTAAAACACGTAACCGCTGCAGAGCGGGCAAGCTGGAATACAGTCACGAATAAAGTGGATAAAGTATCCGGAAAGCAATTATCGACCAACGACTACACGGCCGCGGAAAAAACTAAACTGGCGGGAATTGCGGCAGGGGCCAATAATTATGTGCACCTAACAACACCTGGTAATAAACACATTCCAGCAGGCGGCTCTAGTGGACAGTTCCTAAAATGGTCAGCTGATGGAACGGCAGTGTGGGCGGCAGATAATAATACCACTTACTCCGTCTTTAAAGCAGCGACGGCCAGTGCGGCAGGAGGTACCGGCCTTGTACCGGCCCCGGCAGCTGGTACGCAGGCGAAATATCTAAGGGCTGACGGGACCTGGCAGACGCCGCCCAATACGTCGTACAGTGTGGCGACGCAGACGGCCAACGGGCTTATGGCGGCGACAGATAAGAAGAAGTTAGACGGGGTCGCAGCTGGAGCAAATAATTATGTTCATCCTTCCGCACATCCGGCCGGCATGATTACTCAGGACTCCACTCACCGGTTTACTACAGATACGGAAAAAGCCGGCTGGAATAAGATCCTTTTTTCTGCGGCTGTTACGGTTCCGGCTTCTGGTTGGAGTACCAGCGTTCCATATACCCAGACAGTGTCGGTTTCGGGGCTGACAGCTGCCATGGACGTGATGCTGGGACTTAATATTACAGGCAGTCCTTCCGCGGCATCCGTGGCAGGGTGGAAGAAGGCACTGGGTATGATTGACGAAGGAACAACGGCAAATGGAACGATCACTTTTAAATGTTATAGTAAAAAACCGGTGGTCGATATTCCAGTATTTATAAAGAGCGTTTAGGAGGGCATACGATGTATGGAAATAATTTATATGGCCTGGTTCAGTATGCCCGGGATAAGGCAGACAGCACCCGGCAGGAAGAATATTTTGTAGACCTTGCCAGGTACGTTCCGCCTTTTTTGGCTGAACTTCGGGAACTGGCTGAACTCTACCGGACGGAAGGGTACGAGATCGGATACCTGCAGCATAATCTGAGAGATCTCTTTGATCAGGCTTTTATTGTAAGCGCCACCTGGGGGCTGGTGCTGTGGGAACGGATGTATGGAGTCACCACAAATATGTCTTTATCCTATGAACAGCGTCGGGAGATTCTGATGGCGAAGCTGCGGGGACAGAGTACGACGACGAAGCAGATGATAAGAGATACAGCTGCAGCGTTTTCTGGCGGAGAAGTACAGGTAATTGAAGATAATCCCCATCATCGCTTTATTGTACGCTTTGTTGGTGTTAAAGGAATCCCCAGAAACATGCAGGCATTTATTGATATGCTGGAGGATATAAAGCCGGCCCATCTGTCTTACAGTTTTGAATATACCTATACCGTATGGGGCAACGTAAAAGGCCTTACCTGGGGAGATCTCAAAACGAAGACCTGGGGAGAAGTAAAAACCATGGAAGGAGTATGAGAAAATGCAGACGACACAAAACTATGGTCTGAAAAAGCCGGAGGATAACGATCTTCTGACCCCTGACGATTTCAACGATAATATGGATATCATAGACGAGGCTATGAAAAAGATTGTGAACCGCCGGATTATAAAGCTTACGGCCGCAGGCTGGAGCGGTTCTTACCCGTTTACTCAGGCAGTAGACGCTGCGGGGATCGCCGTGGCTGATGATATCAAGGTGCTTGGAGTTTACATACCGGCGAATGCCACATTAGAACAGGTGAAAGCCTGGAATAAGGCGGCAGGGTACCTGATGTGCAATCCGGATGGGGTGGCAGATGGGAAAATAACCTTTAAGGCATATAAGAAACCGGCAGTAGATTTTCAGATTTTGACGGAAGGAGCGTGAGACTATGGGAAAAGTAATACCAATGCTGGGCGGTGGTGGCGGAGGCGCGGACCTGGATATGATTACCGCAACAGCAGCCGATGTACGAGCAGGAAAAGTAATTGTCGATAAAGAAGGTAATCCGGTGACTGGAACAGAGCCTGAGCGGGGAAATTGGACCGGGAATGTAGCAATGAATGGTAGAATTACAATTCCTGACGGCCATCACGGGGGTGGCGGATACGTAAATGGTCCGGCCGTCACTCAGCGGGGAGCCTGGAACGGAGCTGTGGGAATGAATGCACAGGTGGCAATTCCGGAAGGATATCATAATGGCGCTGGGAAAGTATCAGGTCCTTCTGTGCCAGTACGTGGGGCTGGCACAAAAGCAGTCAGCGGAGGGTTTAACGACAAAGGACTGTTCTACTATATACCTAATGGATATTGGGAACCAGATGGCAGTGGTAATTCCTGGACTTATCTAACTCGGCAGGAAGTGGCTAATATTATAGGGCTTAATGGTGGTAATATTCGATCAGGAGTTAATTACTGTGGCGTCCAGGGAAGTATGGTTGATTATTCCTATTTGGCACAAGGTCAGGTGGCTTTTTAAATGGCACATTTTCGGGAATCCTCGCCGGAGGTGTGCAGGAATATAACAGCGAACTTGCGCTGGGAGGATACGGTATAGATACAAGCGGTATACACTGCTGGGGAAAAAACGATGAGTCGAATCATAGAAATTTCTGCCATTTAGTTAACAAATTGAGCTTTAATGCTTCTCCGTTTAGAACGATTACTTTTAGAGCCTCTGAAGATGTTTATATCGGTTCAGATGGCTTAGATTTATTTTGTGATGTTCAATTTATAAATACCAATAAAAAAAAATTAAAGACAATCCGGAGATTACATATAGATTTTTTGACACCCAGTGATCTAGTTTGTGATATTTCCGATATTAATGAGCAATGCTTTTTTGTAATTTACGCTTATACAGAAAGAAGAACCACAGGAGGTACTTTTACAATTGAAAAAATCACGTTTGCAACCTAAAAATTTGGAATACAGGGAAGAACTGTAATTCTGATAATCAAAATTATGAGCTTTAAAAATTCCATGTTCCTTCCTTTTTTGGGCACATAGAACATAAGCTTTTCTTGCAGTACATAAATATCATGTAGTTTTTTCGTATTTTTACTTGAGTTCCATGTTTTACTTACCTGTAATTTTGATTATAGGAAGGAGTAAAATATGGGAAAAGTGATTATAGCTTTAGGCGGTGCCGGAGGGATTGATCCAGATGAATGTACCGCAGGGAGACCACAGGTATTATCAGGTTACACCGCAGGTGTGCACGGGGAAGACGATCCAGCCCCCGGAAGCATGCCGGAAAGAGGCGCATGGTCTTCAAGTGTTGGTATGAACGGATCGGTAACTATACCAGAGGGACATCACAATGGTTCTGGGAAAATAACGGGACCAACTGTAACACAGAGAGGTGCATGGAATAGCCGGATCGGTATTAATGGCCGGGCTACGATACCGGAAGGATATCATAACGGAAAGGGTTACGTGGATCAGGCGATTGCGACGATGGATGAACAGACAATTAATCCATCAGCATCTCAGCAGACTGTGGCAACCTCTGGAAAGTATATGAATGGGAACGTAGTCGTAAACGCAATTAGTCTTCCTAATGCGGCAGATTTACGGGAGGGTGTGAACTGGTACGGGCGTGTCGGAACACTGAAAGATTACAGTTATCTGGCGGCAGGGCAAACGTCTTTTAATGGAGCGTCCTTCTCTGGAGTAATGGCGGAGGGCGCGGAAATATGTTATATGGACGCTTACAATAACTTTCATCGGGATGCGCCAGAAATAAGCGGTAATGGATTACGTATGTATACATCGACCGCAACAAACGTATATCCACATTTTTGTCCAAAAAAATCAATCAATGTAACACCGTTTAAACAAATAAAAGTAACGGGTATGTACACGGGAAATTCTAATGGAAAAGGAAGTTTTAGAGTAGAAGTATGGAACACCAGTGTAGACAAAAATTTACTCCTAAGAAATCAGGCAATGGGCTGGCTTGCGTATCAGTCGGTGAGCCTGACATCGGGGAATGTTGAAGCAACATGCATTATAGACGTTTCGGGAATATCCGGTCAAGTATTTTTAACTGTTATGTTTTCAAATAGCTCATATAAAGCATGGCCGAATTACTATATACGCAAAATTGAATTTTTAGCTTAGCAACCTGCCGCAAATCAGCGGCTTATTTTATTTATTACAAGAAAGAGAGGAATCAACTATGAACAAAAACAGACCAGACATGAACTACAAGACACCCGTACCCTATGGACCAGCAACCGGTAAGGAGGATCCCGGCCGTCAGCCAGTGATTGCAGATACGCCTTATGAGGGAGATTATAGCCCGGATCATAAGCAGTTTAAGGCCGGCCATGTACCGGGAGGTCCGGGACACAAGGACTGCGAGCATGAATAACTGACAGGAGGGCTTACATATGCCTACAGAGATAATGGTGGCTCTGATCGGCCTGGGAGGCAGTGCAATCGGTACATTCGCCGGCGTGTTCGCGTCAGCGAAACTGACCGCCTACCGACTGGAGCAGCTGGAAAAAAAGGTAGACAAGCATAACACGGTGATTGAGAGGACCTACAAACTGGAGGAGACACAGGCAGTTATACAGGAACAGATTAAAGTCGTCAATCACAGAATTAGTGATCTAGAAAGAGAGGAATAATTATGAATTTTGGAATTGCAAGTGTTGCAGGAATTACAGTGATCTGCTATCTGGCCGCTATGGCCGTCAAAGCAACAGAGGTGGACAATAAGTGGCTGCCGGTGATCTGCGGCCTAATTGGGGGCATTCTGGGCGTTGTGGGAATGTTTTACATGCCTGACTTCCCGGCTGCCGATATCATCAACGCAGTGGCGATTGGTATTGTCTCCGGACTGGCTGCGACTGGTATCAACCAGGCGTACAAGCAGCTGACAAAATAAGCTGTTGCGATATCGCAACGGTTGTAATATCACAACTTGTGATGTCACAAGATTTTGGGCCTGGGGATTCCCAGGCCTTTTTTAATGAAAGGACAGGTAAGATTATGAGAGACATTACATTATGCCATCCACGGCTTCAGGCGCTTGCGGGGAAATTGGTCGAAGAATGCAATAAGCAGGGGCTTAAGATTAAGATCGGTGAGACGCTGCGGACTGTAGCGGAGCAGGACGCATTATATGCACAGGGCCGCACGAAGCCGGGGCCGATTGTGACCAATGCACCGGGTAGCAGTTACAGTTCCTATCACCAGTGGGGAACTGCCTTCGATTTCTTCCGGAATGATGGCCGCGGCGCATACTATGATAACGACGGATTTTTCACTAAGGTGGGTAAGATCGGCGTCGCTCTAGGCCTGGAATGGGGCGGTAACTGGAAGAGTCCGGTAGACAAGCCGCACTTCCAGCTTCCAGACTGGGGCAGCTCCACGGCAGGGATTAAGCGGTTATACCGCAATCCAGATGAGTTTATGCGCACCTGGGCGCCGGTGGAAGAGCGAATCGGCTGGATTAACACCTCTAACGGCTGGTGGTATCGCAGGCCAGACGGCACGTATCCGGCGAACAGGTGGGAGGTTATTAACCATCACTGGTATTTGTTTAACGCTGACGGGTATATGTGTACCAGCTGGCACCGGTGGAACGGTAGCGTATGCGATCCTGAAGATGGTTCTGGTGACTGGTACTATTTTGACCCGACGGCAGGCGGACCGGTTGAGGGGGCGTGTTGGCACAGTCGGGAGAATGGGGCAATGGAAGTGTGGTTTGTAGATCAGGCAGATACGGTTTAGACATGAAAAGGGCGGTCCGTAGTGGGCCGCCTAATTATCATTTCTTTTAGTTCTGTTTTCCTTCGAAATATATTCTTTCAAAACCATGTTGACATACTGGCTGAATGAACGATCATCGTTTTCTGCCATTTCCTTAATTTTTTCAATAATATCAGCGTCTAAAGTTATGCTTACTTTTGATTTCAATGGTTTCATGATTTTACCCTCCGTATCCTACAATATAGCATTATGTACGACATAATATTGTTAAGTAGGATAAAGTATGATAAAGTAGTATTACATAAAGGCGAAGATATTATTCTTAAGGGGTGATATGGAAATGGAAGAATTTGAGCAAATACTGGCAAAGATGAGAGAGCGTGGAATCATACCGCGGATCCACTATGAGCTGATGGCGATCCGGGTGCTGAAGGTGGCGGCGGTGGTGCTGATCGGCGTGGGGATTGTGTGGGTGGCGGTAAAGTGAAGGGTGGGGCCATTCGTACCATGATACGAATGGTGCGTATACATTTAATGCTGGGGGACGAAATCTCATCCCCCTTTTTCTCAGAGGTATGAAAATTTTCGCACCCCTTTATGGAGGGATATTGAAAAGGCGGGGCCAGTTGTGACTCCGCCTAAATTATTTATTACCGAGATATCTCTTAAAGGATTCTATAAGGTCATTAGAAGGGGCGTTTGTATATAGAGTACTAATGCGGTCGCGTTCTTGTGAAGCCTCTTCTACCCATAATCTAAACTCTTCGTTCAATATTTTACGATTGGATAACCGAGCATACATTCGTTTATAAGCTTTTTCGTATTCTTTTAGTATGGGATTATTTTGCACTTTATTTTTTCGTGCTCTTATTGCAGCAAGTTTCTTACAAGTGAATTTTTCTCCTTCAGGTATTCTGTCGCAATAATCCGTCGCATAATCCCCTTTTAAAATAAAATATTTACCACATCTTTTACATTTTTTTACTTTGACATTTGATTTTATCAAGGCAAATAGTTCCTTTAAAAGATAATGTTCTATTCGTACGTGTTGGTAACGATATGAAGCAGATACAGTAATTTCTTTTAATGAATCAGCAATTTCTTTAAGTTCTTCTGAGGAAGGCGCTTCAGTAACTGGCTCTGATTCAAAGACATCATCGGTAATTGGTTGAATTGCTTTTTTTCTTTCGATTTTATCTAAAACATCAATTCGTTGTTCCGCTTCTAAAAATAAGAAGTCTTCCCCTTCATAGCCTCGCTCTATAGTAAACCTGTTATCAGCATACAATTGACAATAGATATAATAACGTTGTAACGCTGTAAGGGGTTTTAAGTATTTATCAAAGCTATCATTACAACAAAAATTTAAAGCAAAGTCAAATTCTTTTACAATATTTTCAATATGAGTTTTTGAATGCTGTTTTAAAGTATAACGGTTGTATGAATAGAATAATAAGTACAAATAAATGCAATCTAAAGATAAGAAAAAATTCCGTACACTACCATCAGGGGAAGTTCCATCCCAATACTCATTTTGCGACGCAAGTGCATAAATGGTTTCAAGATCATTAGACGGTATCGCTAAAAAATTAAATAAATTATCTCCTAAAGGAAAATCTGTCACTTTCATAAAGACATTAAAACCATTAAAATCTTCGCCATTATCTACGTATAGACGATTTTCCAAACCAACTGTTATAGTCATGTTTTTCTCATTTATTGAAAAAAAAGGTCCTGTATCTATTAATGAATCAAGTATGGTAGAATTAAGCATCGTAAAAGTCTCCCTTAAATTAGAAAATCGAAATTAACAAATAATATAAATCAATTATAGTCTAACAAATATTATTGATTATGTCTACAATAAATGCTATGATAAAATAGAAAATTGATAAAAATAAAAAATACTTATCTAAATGCAAAGACATGCAAGAATGATATGTGTTACAGAACAGTAAGTATAGAGAAAGAGCCACCTACTCGGTGATAGGTGACTCTTCAGATGGCTCAATTATAGGAGGATAGAGAGTGCGTTCAGTAGCGAATTTTGTGTAGGAAATTACTTGTTCTCTTAGGATATTATACTGTTTTTTCATTAAAGGGATTTTCTCATCAAATATTTCGATAAAGATTCCCCCGTTTTCGCCAAGAGTAACTTTATATCCTATAGAATCTAAAAATACTAATACAGGGTCAGCGTTTGTTTCTTTCAGCCGAGGAAGAAAATCATCAGAATTAATACCATTTAGTTGTATGAAGGAACAGTCTAATTGTTTGGCTATTTTAAACAGTACATTTCGAGGGATTTCAACTTTGCCTGCTTCGTATTTTTGTACAGAACTTTCAGTTTTTCCAATAAGGAGAGCCAATTGCTTTTGTGTAATTCCTTTTTTTTGACGATATGATTTTATGTTGTTTCCGATGGTGTTACTATTTGCCATATTAATCGCCCCTTTTTCTTTGAGTTTATCACAATACGCAATTTAATTCAAGTTTTACTTGACGGACGCAATATAATTGCATATAATCTACAATAGACACACAATTAAATTGTGGGAAGGGAGAACCGACTATGAAACAGATTACAATTAAACTCGATGAAGCCACGCACAAAGCCGCAAAGATCAGAGCGGTGATGCAGGACAAGTCATTCATGCAGTATGTGGTAGACCTTATCAAACAGGATTTAGAAACAAAAAAAGAACAATCACAATAGCTTTGGCCGGCACACGTGATTGCTCTAAATGAAAATAGGGTATTCCCTACACTTTACAGGGTCATCATACCTTATTTTCTCCAAAATGTCAAATTTGAAAGGAGAAAAAGAAATGAAGAAGCAGATCGAACAGAGCATTACCACCTTAGAAATCGCAGAGATGATGGAAGTTCCACACTATGAAATATTAAAAAAATTAGACGGTACTTTTAATCCAGATGGGTCGGTAAAGCAGATCGGGATCATCCCTGTTCTGACTGACGGGAAAATTCCCGTGAGTGATTACTTTATAGAATCTACCTATAAAGATGCTAGTGGTAAAGAAAACAAATGCTATAAAGCGACAAAACTGGGGTGCGATATGCTGGCTAACAAATTTACCGGTGAGAAAGGAATAACGTTTACAGCACGGTACGTGAAGCGCTTCCATGACATGGAAGATATTATACAGAAGGGTGAGAAACAGTGGAAGATGATACAAACTGAGCCAAAGCGCCCACCCCTCACTGCTGTTACCAGCGCTGCAAAGTTTCTTACAGAACTGGCCGGCGAAGCTGGCTGTGACAGAAAGATACAGCTTCTTGCAGCGAAGAGCTTCTATAATACAAACGGATATTCCTATCAATTAGAAATCGGAGCGGACAAGCAGTATTGGGATACAGTACATATTGCCCGGCAGGTCGGTATCTGTGTTAAGTCTTCCGGGAAGCCGGCGGACAAGGCTGTAAACGAGATCATTCGTCGCATCGGAGTAACGGAAGAAGACTATACCGATACCTGGGAATCAAAAGGGAATTGGCAGGGAACCGTCCGGAAGTATTCCGATTCCGTGATCGAACGGGTAAAGTGCTGGATAGCAGATAATGATTACCCTGAAGATATTGATTATCGGCAGAACAACGGAGAAATGAAAGCCTGGCATGTCACCTACCAGAGCAGGGAGGTGGCCTGATGGATATTCACGAAGAATTACGAATTAATGGACGCCAGCCAATACAAGGCGAAGCGGTTACGGAACTGGGAGCATTCTTTCAGGCAATAGTTACTCAGAATGTCGAAAATGGTTTTGCAATCGAAGATAGCATACCGATGCTGTTATCACAGGCATATACTTATGGCGTTATCTGCGGGAAGAGAAAAGAACGGGCTAGAAGAAAATACACATAA